CTAAGTCTTGGGAGACTAGTTGCAGCCCTATTGACAGTAGATTAACCCGGTGAGTCATCTCCGAAGAGAGTCATATTACCAAGGATTAATTCCCACTGCTGTCAAAGTCGCGTTTCGTTCAAACTCCCTGAAGAGTGCCCCAAAAGAGAAGCTCTCATTCTTCAAAACTATGTTTGCAACATGATCCGGTACCCTTCGGATGGGACCAACATAATTTAAAATTTCCTCACAAGACAAAAGTCGATGGTGTTCCAAACACATCGACTTCTTCATCTCTTGCCAAAAACGTCTATGAGAGACGTCTTGCACATCAACCTGCTCTGACAGGTATGAGGAATCCTCATCCTGCAACAGGTGTCGTCGGAGACGACCCAACATGAAACCATTGAGGTTTGCGGGGAAAAGTGTTTCCCCCCAAGGGTTATCCAGGCCGCGCTTCTCGACAACAGAATATTTCTGTGCCTGATTCGCTGCCTGAAGAGCCCAAAGGGGTACTTTCTTTCCCTCCGTAAACCTCTGGATCGGCTCTCCTTTCTCTGCTTGAATGTAGAGGGAGGAGGCCATCTGTTGTTGGCGATATGTAACACTACCGGGTCCTCGACCCAATGGGATACCAAGCCCTCCAAGAGCTTCGGGAACCTCCCAGTTGACCCAGGTAGGGGCCTCAGCTAGTAGCTTCTTTGCATGCCTAGCTAAGAATATCCTCATCGGATCTGTCACCCACTCACCGCAACTCTTCTTAAAAGCGCGGGAGATGGCACCTAAGCATGACCAATGGCGGCGTTCCGAGCCGCGGGTCGTGTATTCCGTCAGCAAACTAACATTCGCAAAAGGGCATTCAGAAAAACCCGTTTCGGGGTCAAAATAGTAGTTCGTACTATTCATCTGAACAACCCTCTCATGATAATAAGTTTTACCGATGGAAGGAGCAAGACCAGCTTTTGCAGAGATCTGCTGCCAGAGTTCATATTGCTTAGGTGAGAAGTTCATAAGACAGTCATCCCCATTAATTAAAATAGGGGCGTCCTTCAATCGAACGCTACCTTCAGCCCAATCTCCTAATTGATAGGAGAGAAGACAAACAGCAGCATTGATGAGACAGAGGATAGGAAAAGAGATGGGGGAACCCATAAGTTGTCCGTTTGTTTGTTTTGCAAAACCAATGTCGCCCTTCACCCTCATCTGAGCAAGCTGATCTTCCGGAAGGGATAACTCATCTACTTCATATTCTAACTCATGGCCCACCAGCGCTTTTGCGCCAAGGCGACGATAGCAGCCCGGAACCCCTGAGACCCTCGCTATCTCATTCCAACAATGGAGAGAAAGACAAGATCTTAGGTTATCCGTCGCAGCTGAATAGTCGCCCGAGCACCATTTGTTGGTGTGGCACCGAGTTTCAAAGAAGTTATTAAGTACATCTTCTGAGATTGGCTTGGTGATAAGCTCAAAGGAAGGATGCTGTCCAACTACTCGCCATAAGAATTTCTGGATATGAATCGCCAAAAAGTAGTTTAAAGTGGGGCCTGAGGTTACCACGCGAACCTTTAACGGTTCGCGGATAGCAGCAGGTCTCGCACCAAAACTACGATAGGCCTTCTTTCGACAGAAATCTAACGGCTTGAGCCCGAACAGCCCTTCTTCTAAGAGCTCCTCATCAGAGCGGTCAAAGTTGGGCTTCTCGCTAACGCGAAACTGCCCATAACTCTCTAGTACTCCTAGCTTAGGGTGATAGTCCATGCGGTTAAGCTCGCGCTCAGTACCAGGAATCAACTCGATCATTTCGAGTAACCTTGGAACGGCGCCGCCATCCCCGCGAGTCCCATCAACATGCCCATTCATGCTAGGAACGTATTTTGCGTCCGAGGGACATCTGAACTTACTTCGCCCGAAAACCTGCTGCACCACCTCGGTGATGGCTCGTTTAAGGACCCAGTCACTGACGTGACCAGAAGGAAGTTCTGTCTCCTCAATACCTTTCTTAAGAGAGTTGCGACTTGTCAGAGCCACGCAATGGCTAGACAGTGTTTTTTTTACCATCTCCTTAGAAGGAGCCGGGGCGCCCTTTTTAAAGTTAAGTATCGTAGATGCCTTTGACAAGGCTACGCAAGCTCGTCTCCGATTTCCACAAGCAATATCCCTCCTACAGCGCCGGATTACCTGTCGCACAAATAGCCGAATGCGGGGAACCGCATGAAGCAAATGTAGCAACGAGTAACTAGGCCCGGGGGGGGGATCTTGCCTTGTCATAAAGGAAAATAGAGCTGCATAGAACCACTTAACAGTAGGCTCGACACCGAGGACTTTCATCTCGGCAGTCCAGACTACACAGAGCGCCTTATGCTCCTCCTTAGAGGGGTAATGCATTCCAAACAGATCAACAAGATTCGTGAGGAACCAGGAGAGATGGCTAGAGGCCGCCTTGTGAAGCTCCCTTTCGGGGTCACAAGGCGTTCGAGCCACTCTCTTGGATTTAGAGTTTGTTTTTTCCATCTTAAACTTAGGAATATAAGTTTTGACTTGATTACTATTTAAACGAGATGGGGAAGCGACCTTACCAGCGAACCTAAGAACCTTCTTAGGGCTTTTCACTACAAATTCC